CACGAGCGATGCTTCGCCCCGGTCGCTGACCGGGGCACGGTTGCCGTCGCTCACTCGGTTTCGCCACCCGCGGGAGCGGCATCGTCGACGGGTGCCGCGTACAGCTGCCGGATGGCGTCGATCGCGGCCGGATCGGCTGCGATGGCGCGCGGCAGTTCCGGCCCCGGCAGCACGCCGTCTTCCAGGAAGGGCCGCAGCGCACGTGCGGCACGATCGGGGCCGGCGCTCAACAACATCTCGATCTCTTTCTCGCCGCAGCCGGTCGCTGCGATGAGTTGCTTGTCGAGATCGGTGGGGCGGCTGGTCTTGCGGTTCTTGCCCGCCAGTTTGATCGTCATCGGGGTTTCCTAGGTTGAAAGGCGACAGGGAAGGCGGTCAGGCGCGGATCAGGTCAGCGCGTCGACGGTGGGCGCCTCGGCGAGCGTCAGGGTGACACCGACGGTCACGCTCGTGCCCTGATTGAAGCTCGTGTCGTCGAGGCCGGTGTACATGACCGCTTCGAACACGACGTCGCCCGTCGCGAACGGCTTCTTGCGGATCTGGTACATCTCGGTGCCGTTCGCTTTGTCGAGCGTCTCCATCCGGGTGTAGCCGGTCGGATCGGGCAGGGACGGGATCATGTCCTGCTTGAGCGTCAGCGTCCGGAGGCCGGGCTGCTGCGTGTCATAGCCCTCGGTGTCCTTCGTCGCGTTCGACGAGAAGTTCTTGCCGCCATTGCGGGTCAGGTTGCCTTGCCCGGCCGGCTGGCTGAACGTGGTGCCGTCGGCTGCGCGAACGAACAGTCGATAATCATTGCCGAGTTTCTTCGCCATGCGTCTTCTCCCATATGAAAAGCCGCGCTGGCGAGAGCGCGGCGGGCTGTTGAAAAGTTGTGAGCGCTCAGTCTGCGAGCGCGAGAAACGTGAAGGACGACAGGCCCGAATAGGTGCTGCCGTCATCGGCAAGCACCGCCTCGTCGTCTTCGAACGATCCCGATAGCGTCCAGCCATCGGCCTCGAAGGTGACGCCGTCGAGAGCACCCTCGATTTCGTCCATCAGCGCGAGCAGCGGCGCCCGCTCCTGCGCCTCGATCAGCGTGACGATCGCGACCGTCACCGAACGATCCGGCGAGGCAGCCTTGCCGGCGAGGCGCGCACTGCGCATGTCACCGATGACGACGATCGGCAGCGGGGCATTGTCCGGCGCGTCCTGATACACCGTCGCGGTGCTGACCGCCGCTGCCAGGGCGCCATAAACGGCCGCTTCGACCGCGGATTTTGCGTCACTCATCGCCACCACCTGCTGCGCTTGCCAGCGCGCGACCGAAGATCCCGCGCAGGTTCTGATTGAGGGTGCGGCGCAGTTCCGGGAAACGGCCCGTCACGAACCGCTTCCCCTCGCTGCCGCGCACCTTCATCCGGTACCGTTTGGTCAGTTTCGAGCTGGCCCGGCGCAGGCGACGCTGCACGAGCACGACCTGCGCCTTGCGGCCGAGATCCTGAATACGACCGTAGAACAGCGGGTCGGCGCCGCGGCGCGTCTGAAGCAGGCCGACCTGAAGGCGCAGCGTACGCGGAAACACCTTGTACGATTCGCCAGCGACGAGCCGTCCCGATTTGCGCGGCGTGCGTGCCGCCATCACCGCGGCGATCTGCCGGCCGGTGACGTTGAGTTCGACGATGATCTCGCCGCGCACCGTATCGGGCAGCTTCTTCAGCAGTCGCCGCGTGCGAATTAGGCCGCGGATGTTTGGACGACGCGCCATCAGCCTGCGATGCCCTTGACGCCTTCGACCGTCATCACGAGCCCGTCGCGTTCCTCATTCGGCGCCAGTGACCGGATGTTACCGACAATCTTGCCGATCAGCGCATCGGTCCACGTCAACCGCATGCCGGTCGTCAGCCCGGTTTGCGCCCTGACGGTGACCTTCCAGAGTTGGGTCGACCGCTCCACGAGATTTGTCAGCGCCTCGCCGCCACGAAGGGCGATGCATTCGGCCCAGACCGTTTTGACGGGGATCCACGCGTCTTGGCCGGGAACACGCGCACGACCGCCACGCCCGTTGTCGATCACGTTTTCGCGTTCGACGGTCACGCGCGCGCGCAACTTGCGGGGATCGATCGGCATCAGCCGATCACCGGCGTGCGATACTGGGTATCGAGCAGTAGCGTGACGGTGTCAGGCACGTCCTTCAGCGAACCGCCGACATACAGGTGCAGCATCATCAATAACGCTGCGATCTGCAGGGCGGGGGCCTCCGACGCGACGTCGTCATATCCCGCCTCGAACGTGACCGTGACCGCATCCGAACAATCGGCCGTCTCCGGCCAGCGGGCATTCGGGGCGGGGACGATCTGCGCACCTGAAAGGCGCCACAGGCCGTCACCGTCGACCATGCCCCCGTTGCGATCGACATAGCTGACCGAAACGACGTTGCGCACCGGCTCGCGTGGCAGACGAGGCATATTGTCGAAGCCGTTATAGACGGCCACCCAGCGGCGTCGCTTGAGCGAATGCGAGGTGTGCCTTTCGACCCATCCCAACGCCGTCAGGCGGAAGGCATCCATGAGTGCCGCCTGATCGTCACCCGGCTTGATATGCTGGTCGATCAGCGCGTTCGGCAGGATCGCCGGCCCGTCGATCGGGGCGGCGGACGTGATCGTGACCACCGCCCCGTCTCCTTACTTCGCCGCTCGCGCGGGCTTGACGCCCGGCGCATCGCCCGCAGGCTTCGTCGCATCCGCGAGCAGGCCTTCGAGTTCGAGGATCCGCGCGGCGCCCGTTTCCAGCTGCTCGCGGCTCGCCTGATATTCGAGAACGAGGCCTTCGTGCCGACTGCGCGAATCCTTCAGATCAGCGAGCGCCTGGTCACGCTCGCCGGCAAGCTTTTCACGCTCTTCGGCGAACGCCGTGTCGGCTTTGTGGAAGGCGTCGTTACCCGCCTCGATCAGGCCCTTCAGCCGCTCGATTTCGCTGGTGCTGGTCGTCCGGTATTCTTCGAACTGACTGGCCGACGTTGCGAGATCGCCGCGCAGCTGCTCGAACTCGACACCGCCGAGCGTTGTGCTGTCCGGCTGTCCGGACAGCAACGCTTCGTTACCGGGGCCGCTGGAAGCACGCTGCGGCGCCGCGAGGCCGATAAACTCGCCGCCACGGCCGGTGTCGACCGCGAAGCGCCGGTCGGTGGTTGCGACGACGACGACCGGCTGACGAACGATCGTCCGATAGTCCTGATCGACCAGCTGGCCGTCGACGAGATAACCGGCAACGCCAAGGCGGACGAAATACAGTTCGCTTTCCGCCGAACGCTCGACCTGCTGGCCATCGGTGAAGGACTCGGGCGGGAGCGCCTTCGTCACATAGTCCTGGATGAACTCGATCATGTTCTAGCTCCTCAGCTGATCGCGGTTGCGGTGGTGCCGAGCTGGTTGGCACCGCCGGCGCCGTAGCGCGCGTCGAAGCCGGTCAGCGAGGCGGACAGGAAGGTGGCGGCACCGCCGACCGTCACGGACACCCGGACGAACCGGAAGCCTCCGTTCTTATCGAGATCCTCCTGCCGGACGTTGATGCCGGCCTGCCGGTTGTCGCCGCCCGCCTTGGCGATCTGCACGATGGCGAGACCGGGCACGGCCTTGACGCCGGTGCCGTTCGCATCGGTCGCCTGCTCGATCTTGGCATCGATCGTCCCGGCCGCGCCGATCACGCCGATGTTGAGCGACGCGAGCACGGCAAAGAAATTGCGCATGTCCACGAAGCCCGAATTGACCACGCCGGGCGCAGCCTGCTGCGCCGGAATGACGCCCGCGATAGCGACGCGGGCGGATGGGTCGAGATTACCCAGCATTGTTCAGTCTCCAAAGCTACCGGCCGGACGATCCGACCGGTCCCGCGCTGGGCGCGGGTCCGGTGTTGAGGATCAGGCGCGCTCGGCGATTGCCACGAAGTGCGACTTGGTGGTCCCGCCGTTTGCAGGCGCGACGGGCTTCGAGAGCACCGGCTGACCGCCGATGCGGAACACCCAGCGGAACGCGCGGATGTTGTAATCGAAGTAGAGGTGGATCGACTCAGCGAAGCTGACGCCGTTCTGCTTACGAAACGCCTCATACCCGTTCGGATTGACGAACTGGATGTCACCCGCCTGACCAAGCGAACGATTATGTTCGGTCATAACGACAGGCCGGCCGAGCAGCGCACCGCCAGGGGCCTCTTGGAAATTACCGAACCAGAGCGGAAGCCCCGCGCTGTTCTTCATGTCCATCAGCTGCGGCAGCACATCGCTGTTGATCAACCACTTGGCCTGCGACGCCATGATCATGCGAGTGAACATGCGCGTGATGTTGCTCGCCGTGACGGTTGCCGCGACTTGGTTAGGATCCTTGGCAACCAAGATCGTCGCGGGAGAAGCCATCCACCCAAGCGGCTTCTCGATGCCGTCGCCGTACATGAAGGCGTCTGCCGCCTTCCAGCGGATCGCGGCCGCAGCGTGCGCGGTCAGCAGCGTACCGACGCGCGGAGCGTCTTCGAGAAGCTCCTCGGTTGCGAGAACGAAGGCATAAAGCTCGTTGAGCTTCGTCTCGCGCGGCGACAGCGACATGCGGCTCGGGAGCATCTGCTCGCCCTCAGAGCGCCACGCGGCGACGATACCCGAATTGCCCCACGGGGTCGTCTCGTCGCCGAGACCGACGACACGGTTGGAAGCGGTCGGATCCGGGTCGATCATGTCCATGACGGGATCGTTCTCGCCATTGAACACGAGATTGACGATCTGCTGCCGGAACTCGGCGGGGACGAGGTAGCTGCCCGCCGCGTCGCCCTGCTCCATGTGGACGTTGCCGGGAGCGGCCAGACGATCGTCCATCCGGAAGTTCTGACCGGCTGCGGGGTTAGCGCAACGAACTGCCTGGGCGAATTCTGCCAGATTGTTGAAGCCGGCCGTATCCAGCTGGGCGCGCGGCTGCGCAGGCACCGTACCCGGCGGGCCGGTCGAGGGCGGGGTAGCGGTCGGATCGGAGCCGATCGCGGTCGCGTTGTGGATTGCCGCCTCGGCGCGCTGGATCATCGCCGTGAGGCTCGCCAGCTTGGTTGCGTCTGCGGTGTCCGCGGCCTCTTCCTCGGCGGTGAGATCGCGGTTCTCGGTGATGGCTGCCTGAAGGCGTTCCTGCTGCCGCTTTGCGACCGCACGCGCCTCTGTCTTGAGCACTGCCAAATTGATCATGGCTGTTCCTTGTGTCGGGCGCGCTGGCCCATGAAAAAAGGCTGCCGAAGCCGCCCCGTCCTCCCGAGTGGAGAAACCTCGTTAGATGGCTGCTGCCATCTCCATCGCCGCGGCCTGCCGTCGCATCAGCGACAGGCGGGCGCGGCCGGTGTTGTACTTGGCGACGACCTCGCGAAGCGTGCTGATGCCGTCGATCGCGCCGTTCGCCAGCGCGCGTGGCGCGGAGAACGTCTTACCGGTGCCGTGTACGGCTGCGACTTCGCTGGGCTTCATGCCGCGACCGCGGGCGATGGCAGCAGCGAACGCGACGTTGGACTCGTCGACCGCGGCCTGAACGTCGGCACGATGCTCGTCATCGAGCGGCGCATGACTGTTGCCCGCGATCTTGTCCGGACTGGACGCGATCAGCGTCGTCTTCATGCCGATCTTGTCTTCAAAACCCGACATGTCGGTGTGACCCGATCGGATCCCGACAGAGCCGACCTCTCCGGATTGAGTGCAGAAGAACGCGCTGCACTGCGTCGCCAGCCAGTAGGCAGCCGAGAAGCAGTACGGATCGGCAACGGCGATGACGGGCTTGGCATCGCGGGCCTCGAAGATCGCGTTGCCGGCCTCGGCGCAGCCCCAGACGTAACCGCCAGGCGAACGGATCGCGAGGACGATCGCGCCGATCTTGGTATCGGCAGCGGCCTCACGAACGCGATCGGCGATCGTGTCGTAATAGGACGACCCGCCGAGGCCGCGCGGCGCGAGCATGCCGGTGATCGGCAGGATGAACGTCGAACCCTCGCGGATCGGATCGGCGGGCTTTGCCGCCTGCTGACCGCTCAGCGAACCCGCGAATGCCCGCAGGGCATCCGGGAGCAGTGCCTCGACGCCGCTCTGCTTCAGCGCGGCTTCGAGAAAGGTTGGGTGCATCGCCCAAAGGGCTGACGACGCCATGAACTGATTCATCGTCTATTCCACCTTGTCTTGCGGCGATGTTTCACCGCCCGTGAGGGTATCGGCCGCGCGGTTGCTGTTGAGCGGTGCGCGCGGATCGTCGGCCCATTCCGCATCGATCTTGGGCTGGCCGAACCACTGCGTGCCGATCGTGTTGACGCTGAGAATGCCGGCGGTGCGTGCCAGCACGGCGTTGCGCCACTGGGTCGCGGCATCGCCTCGCAGCATGCTGTCGAGATTGAACTTCGCGCGAACCTTCTGAAGCCGAAGATCCGGCGGGATCATCCGCACGGTGATCGCCTGTTCCATGCGACGGGTCAGCGGCCGAAGCGCCCAGTTCACGAAGGACCGCGTATCCTGCTCGTTGTTGCCGGCGTTGCCGCCATCGTCACCGATCATCGACCGCGGAATGCGCCAGTAGCGGCCCATCTCAAGCGTGCGCTGGGCAAAGAGTTCGCGCAGCTGAGCGTCGACGTTGTTGCTGCCGACTGCGGTGTATTTGACGCCCTGTTCGAACACGGGTGTTCCGCCGCGTTTCCATGCCGCGACACCCGTTTTCAGACGAGCGGCAGACTCATCGCTAAGCTTCTGGTCGGTCGTGACGATGCCGGACGGCCGACGATCGTTGCGGAAGAACGCCCGCGAGCCGACCTCCAGCGCCAGCTGGAAGTCGATCGAGCCCTTCGCCTGCCTCCACGGCACGAGCGGCCGCAGCCCCCCATCCGCCAAGCCGGTGAACCAGAACAGTTCCTGCGGCAGCAAGCGGCGCATGCCGGTCTCGGACGCATAGTCGACCGACATGCTGCGCTCGCCCCAGTTCGCCGTCGTGCGCAGTGGCGACAGTGGCCAGATCTCCAGCCCGTCGACGCCGACCGTCGGTTCCGCGAACGCCTCGCCGCGCAGCACACAGGTGAAGGCCATAGCAGCCCAGAATTCGGCGCCGGTCTGCAAGTGGTTCGGCTCGTACGCGAGCACGTTGGCGAGCGGGAAGTCGTCGCGCGTGCCGTTGTCGTCCTTGAACTCCAGGGCGAGGCTGCCGACCGCCTCCGCGATGATCGACACGCAGAAGAACACGGCCGCGACACGTGCGGCCGTTTCGGCGGTGTTCGCCTCCATTGGCATGGCCGCGACGAGTGACGTCCACGTATCGTCGCCGAAGAAGCGGCCGTCCGTCACGTTGGACGGGGCAGGGCGCCCGGTGACCGGCGCTATCGCCATGTGCCCATGGGAGGAATTGAACCCCCCGGCACGGCTGCGGTAATCGTCTGGACTGGGCATCAGAGTATCAACATGCCCCTTTCCTCATAGACGAAGCCGCCTGCGGCCTCCGGGTTCAAAGTCATCAGCGTCGCCGCGGAAAACATCGCGGCGACAGGATCGATTTTCGCACTGGGCGACTGCTTCGTGATGGCGACGCCGCTGGCACCACGTGGCTCCTGCTTCACGTTGCCGATGCACCACGTCATGAGTTGCGAGCCGGCATGCCGGATGGTCCGGGCGGCGCATTTGCGCGCCAGACCCTTGATCACGCTGCTGAGGCGCCAGCCCTGCGGGATGGCCTTCAGCTGGTCATCCTCGAAGCCCTCGCGCGCCAATTCGTCGACGATCGCGGCGACACCGGCCGGATCGAGGCCGATGGCATCCTTTTCGGGCAGCTTGCCCGCGTCGCGGACGCGCTTGAAGACATCGACGACGCCGAGAACGTCCTCGGTAAGATCGTCCTGATCGCCTTCACCGTCATCACCCTCGCCGATCGCGACGAGTTCGCCATCGTCGTCGGGCATCTCACACCGCGTGAGCGTTCCCTCGAGGATGAATTCGTTCAGCTGCGTGGCGATGTCCTGCCGGCGTTTCCACACGATCGACCACGCCCAGGCATGCGCCCAGATAAGCCAGCGCTTGCTGCCCTTCTCGCGCCCGATCAGGCACAGGCCGAGAAGATCGTCCAGGCCACCGCCATCGACGCCGCCCACGATGACCTCGCTACGGGCGATCAGATCGTCCAACGACAGCACCGGAATTGCGCAACGCGGCCAGAACGATGCGCCAGTCCAACGATCGCGCGCGAGCCGTTGGCCGATCTCTACGTTGAGATACTTCGCCAGGACGATCTGGAGCGATGTATCGCCTTCCTCGCCCCTGCCTTCCTTCACCTGTTGCAGCTTGCGCTGGATGAAGCCGACCGACTGCGACCGGCCAAGGTTGGGGTTGGTGACGTAAAAATTGGTGGGGTCGAGATAGGCCTCGTCGTCGCGCATCGCTTCGGGCCACTCATAGAGCATGCCGAAGCTGCGCGGATCGTCGATCTTGCCGTCGCGAACCCCGCGAAAGTAGTCGAGCTTGTCCTTGAACACGCCGCGAGGCCGCTCGTCGCTGTGCGTCGTCAGGTAAATGACGAAGCCCTCGGGACGTGAGGCAAGCCCGCCGGTGCCTTCCTCAAGCATGGACTCGGCGTTGTTCTGTTTGCCGAAGATCCAAAGCTCGTCGACGAGCACGAAACCAGCCTTGCTGCCGCCTACCGTGCCCGTGTCCGCCGCGATCACGCGGAGTTCGGCGCCCGTGACCCGGTGCTTGATCATCCGCTGGTTGTCGACGACGTGCAGCAGCTTCTTCAGCTTCGGGTCGATCCGCACCATGGCAGCGGCCGGACCAAAACTGTTCGCCGCCACCTTCTGGGTCGGAGCGAGGATGCTCAGCGCTGCATCATGCCGCCAGTTGCGGATCAGTGCGGTGAGCATGATGCCCGCGGCGATCGTCGACTTGCCGTTCTTCTTGCTGATCAGGAGGAGAAACTCCTCGATCAGCCGTTGCCCGGCATTCGCGTCATATGCGCCAAAGATCGCAGCGACGAGATCGAACACGAACGGTTCGCAAGCCTCGCCGAAGGTGGGCTGGCCTGCCACGTCCACCATGCGAAGCGACTTGAAGATGTCGAGCGCCGCCTCCGCTTCGCCGGGGAACAACGGCGCGAACGGGACGAGCGATTCTCGCTCGACGATGCGCCGTTCCCAGTCAGGGCAGGCGGTCGTCCATACCGGACCCGGCATGATGATGTTGCTCAATTGAGCAGACCGGGCGGCGGGGCAGGTGGCTCGTACAGTCCGCGGACGTTCTGCGCGTCCTCCAGCGCCTCTTCCTTCTTGCCGCGCGGCTTCACGCGGGGCGGGCGGGCATGGTTCGACACGCGATCCGACAGATCATCGAGGCGCGCCTTCTCCAGGCGGCGGGCCAATTCCTTCTCGGCGGGCACGCTGCCCCCCTTGGCCAACTCATTGAGCCGGCTGAACTGGACCATCTCGTAGCGGATGGCGGCAGCCTCCCGTTGCGCAAGCTCGGAAGAATAATGCTTGCGCAACGTGGGGACCGACACCCCAATCGCCGTTGCCGCCTGTTTGACCGTCAGGCCACGCACGAACGCCAACAACACCTTGTTGGAGTTCGCGACGGACCACGAATGTTCGGGCCTCCCACGGCCTTCCTTGGCCGGAAGAACGGTGTCGCCAAATAGGTCGACCTCCGAAAACTTCGCTGCGGCCAAAAAAAACCTCCAAATGAGAACGATAGCGGTCTAGCCGACCGGCCCCCGTCCGACTTTCGCCCCCCCCTCCCTCGGGTCAGGCGAGGCCGCGGCGCTCCTGCCGCTGCTTCGTGCTGTCGTGACACGGCTTGCACAGGCACTGCAGGTTGCGTTCGTCCCAGAACAACCGTTCGTCGCCGCGATGCGGGCGGCGGTGATCGGCGACTAGTTGCGACGTGTCGCCCTCGACCTTGCCGCATCCCGGCATCTGACACGTGAATAGATCACGGACGAGCACCGACATGCGCAACTTCTGCCACCGCGCCGTCTTGTACCAACGGCGCCAGCCCTGCTGGTCACGATCCCGATCGAACGCCTGACGATCACCCGGCAGGTATGACAACCGGGATGCAGGCGCAGACAATCGCGATGGCAGGCTCTTCAGTCGCGCCATGCACTTGCGCCTAAACAGCGAAGGGCGGCGGGACCTAGGTCGCGCCGCCCTTCGAGGGGGTTTCAACGGTGGGAGGTACTGCCCTGAACCCGAAGGCCCAACCCAGCGTGATCACTTATAGACAGTTTTAGGGTCATAGACGGACACACAAAATTATCAGCGATGCAGTTTCAGCCGGTTGACACGCGTCGGCTAGGATTTCCGCCATTCCTAGCAGTGCAGATGGAGGTGATAGCGCGGCCATATCGCTTGCGAAGCCCGTCAGCACCACGATCCAACCCCAAGCGCGGGAGCATATCAATCCATGACACCTCACGACGGCCGCGCGCCAGTTCACGGATCGCAAGCCCGATCAGCTTGCGATCGTCGGGCGCAACGGCATCGAGCCACCCGAATGCCTCTTCCATTTCGGCGACCTCGGCACGCGTCTGCGATGCAGGCCGGAGCGTCACGTCGCCGCTCGTGCCGTCACCGCCACGCGCATCATAGTCGCCAGCCCAGACGTCGCGGCTGATCTCCGGCCATGCGCAACGCAGCGTCTGCCACCCGCGCTCACGATCTGGGTAACGCCAGCACGTCAGCATGGCCTCCACCAGACGATCCTGCACGTCATCGAACGACATGCTTCCGGACATGGAACCATCGTCAGCAAAGCTTCCGGCCTTTGAATTATGGTAACTCATTGGAGAAGAACCCTATTTTCTTATAAATGGAAGGATCGGAAGGATCGGAAGGATCATATCGTATTTCGTCTTGCGCCCGCCTGCGCGCCCGCACCTGTGCCGGAACATCACCAGAAAGCTTCCAACCCTTCCAAACCCGCAGAAATCGGCGCTTTCGGCCTTCCGGAAAGGTTCCGACAAGCTTCCGAACCGGAAGGGTCGCGTTCCACCGTCATGGCGGCAGGTCGTCTTCGCTGTGATATGTCGGCGCGGGACGTACGGGCGGATCCTCGCCATCGTCATCGGCCATCGATCGCGCGTGCCCGTTGGCATCGACGAAGTCGTCGACCGCCTTGATCAGGCGCACATCGAGCCATTGCATCCCGTCGGAGGCCTTCTTTTTGAAGCCCTTCTCAATTAGCGCGCTGGAGAAGCCCTTGTTCGACCATTCGCGCTCGCCGGCCGTCTTGCACCACGCCACGAAGACCTCATGCAGCTTGGACGACTGGACGCGGCTGCCCGACTCCTCGACGACGCACAGCCTTAAGAAGCGCGCCAGCGGATCGCTCTGATCACGGTAGGCGGCAGTCGCCTGCGTGACGCTCTTGGGCTCGGCGAGGCCGTTCGACATGTAATCCAGAAGGCCGCGGATCAGGTGATTCAGAACGCCGGCATTCTCGCGGGACTTGATCTTGTCGACGAGGTGGATGTCGATCTCCGGCCAGTCCTCGACACCGGTCTCTGGCTTGAGGATGTTCCGGTTCCAAGGGATGAGCTTCAGACGCCCCCAGATCCCGTCATCGGTGTCCGGTATGTCGAATTTGGTATTGCCGCTGATGATCAGCTTGAAGCGTGGCACCAGGTCGAAGAACCCGCGATGCAGGTTGCGCACGGGGATTGGCTCGCCGCCCGTCACCAGTTTGATCAGGCCGCTATCGAGCTTCTCGTTGCGGCCGGGTTCCGACGATCGCAGCATTCGGACGCCACCCAGCTTGGCTAGATCCGGTGACGCGGCATCACCACGCTTCTTTACGCCCTGATCGAGCAGCGAGGCGATCGGGATCGTGCCCGAATAGTCACCGGCGACGTGCGACCAGCTTTCGATCGTCACGCCCTTGCCGTTGCGGCCGCGCCCGTACCAGAACCATAGCTTCTGCTCGCCGGCATCGCCCGTCAGCGAATATCCGCCGACGCGATGCAGATAGGCACGCATGCCGGCGTCCGGTTGCGCCCAGGCGAACATGCCGTCGTATAGCGGCGAGGTAGCCTCGGGATCATATTCGACCGGCGACAGCTTTGTCAGCATGTCCTCGCGCCGATGCGGCACCAGTTCGACGAACGCCGAGCGCTTCCCGTCGGGCAAGGTTTCGCGGCGGAACCAAAGCGTACCGTTCAGAACGTTGAACGCATAGGAATCATGGTCGAATTCCGAGATCGCCACGGTCAGCCAACGCCGCGCGAGCCTTGAGATCGAGTTCGGCTTATCGGCGACCTCGGACTTACGACCGAATTGGCGAATGATGCTCGATAGTGTTTCGGTCGACTTACCCTTGGGGATCAGTCGATCCATGCCGAAGGGATGCGGCTGCGTGAGATCGAGCTCGTCGTCGCCGTTGGTGACGCATATCCCGGTATCCTCGATGAATCGGCCCTCGTCCTGGATCAGACGGACGGTCTCGAATACGGCGGATACCACCTCGGCCGGCGGTGTCTTTTCATCCTGATCTAGTACCTTCCAGCGCCGCTTATCCCAGCCCAGCCAGCCTTGCGTCGTCGTGAAACGGAAGTCGCAGCCAAACCGATCGCGGAATCGCTCCGCAATGCCGAAATCGGTCAGCGGGTACCCTGCGCAAGTCATGGTCAGTACCAGCGGCGTCAGGTCGAAGCCGTGGTTGAACCCGTCGTCCAATGCCCGGTCGACGTCGTCGTGCGATACGTCGGTGACGTCTTCGTACAGATCCCACAACGCCTCTTTTGCACGGGCTTCGTCGATCAGACCGGCTGCAACGCGCCGGCCGATGGTGAAAGCCAGCCGCACGATCGCGTCACGGTTCGGCTCACACCTTGCGACCCGACGCTCCAACCAGCGCGCTGTCACGTCTTTGAGCCGCGCCTGCTCCCCCGGCCGCAGGGATTGAAGGCCCTCCATCCTTCCATCCCGGAAGGGTTCTCGATTCTCGCTTCGCGGCGCCGGGCGGGCGGGCGCAGGCGCCGGGCGCGGCGCGGAAGCATGGGAGGGTCGTGGAGGTCCTGCACGGTCGCGACGGGCACGAGATGCGGCCGCGATCTCTGCGAGATCGCGCGGCTGTTCGAGTCCGGCTGTCCATCCGCTGTCGATCGTGGCGATCAGCTGCCTGTCGTCATCGCTGCCGGGATTAGATCGAGCTGCGGCTTCCACACTGCTGCGCGCGACCGCTTCCGACAGCGCGCCGGCCGCGACCAGCGTCGCGATCTTGAAGGCGCTCGCGTTCAGCTGCTCGTTACGCCGGCCGGATGGCGCGCGGCCGATGTCACGGCATTCGCCATCCAACGCCGACAACGCATATTTGCGTACGTCGTCGTCGACGTCACCGACGATCGCGGCCGCAGCGCCGGCCTTACGGGCCGCTGCCGGCTTGCGTGCCGCAGTCTCCGCTTTCTTACGCTCGCGGAGGATCCGCACCAGTTCGGCCGGTGCCGGCGCGATTGCAGCGGGATCCGTCCAATCGCCCGACAGCCAGGTGTAGGCGCCCGGCCCTTTCTTGCCGCCTTCGTCGAGATCGCCCAGTCGGACGGATGGCGGCGCGATGACATAACCGCCCTGACCGCGGACATCGACGTGGTCGGGCAGGTTGCCCCGATTCCCGATCGGCTCGCCGTCAGGCATCAGGAACCACTTGTGCTCGCCTCCCGACGGCGTAAGCGAGGTAAGCGTATCCGGCAGCGGCGCGCCCATCTGGACGAACAACGCGGCCTTCAGCAGGTCGACCGTCCAGACCTTTTCCTCGACAAGCTCGCCGACCTCGCCCGTCTGCTCGTCGATCGTCTCGGTGACGCTGCGATCGACGCGAGGATCGAAGTCGAGGTGCAGCAAGCCGCCGGCACCGGAGTGCAGGCCGATCTGCGCGCGGGGCCATTTGCTCCACCACGCGACGATCTGTGCCTCGTCGCAGGTTGCCTTGTGCAGCCCGCCAGAGTTCGGGATGACCTTGCCGCCGGCGTCACGATCGCCACCGACAAGCGGCCGACCGTTCTTCTCGTTGCACGGAAACACGGGCCAACCCCGACGCGCGAAAGCAAGCGCCGCCTGACACATTGGCGACGTGGTGATGGCGGACACTATAGGTTACCCCCGAGACGCCCGAAGGCGCGCATTGATCAAATGAGTGCGACGACGGCGAGACAGGTCAAGTTCGGATCCAGTGCGGCATGCGGGAGATTGTGATCTGCATGCCGAAGCCGAACCATAGGACCACGAGATGTCGCTGAGCCGGCATGCCGGGCACACGCGAAGTCGGCATGGCGAACATCGGCACAAGTAGGGCGAAACGTCGACGCCAACGGATGCGAGATGCGATCGTCACGACCGTGCGATGCCTGTGATTGCGCCGGATCCCACGATGACGATCCGCCGATACGTCGGCGCGGCGCAACCCAGCACCTTGATCAGGTGGGCAGCGACCATCGCTTCGAGCCCGGACTTTACGTCCGTCTCTGAAAGCCGCGCCCTGTCGCCCAGCTGCTTGTCAGTGGGGCAGGGGCGACCATGCTGTGCGAACCGCTCGAGAACCGGCAACAACGCATCCACGATCGCAACTTCGTCATCGACCAGTGCAGCGGATGGCGCGGCCAGTACGGGACGCACTGGCCGGGTCAGCGGTGACGGCTTGGCGGTGCGCCGCGCCCGATAGTTGAAGATGGTCGAATCGATGGTCGAGCGCGGACGCGTGAGTTCGACGAGGCCAAGTTGGGCCAGATCATACATGCGTTTCGCGCCCGCCGAATTGACCGGCAGACACAGACGCGTCGCATAGGTGAAGACGTCGCCTTCCTTTGCGATCTCCATCCAGGCATCGATCCGCTTGGGACTTGCGACGACGCCGGGCGCCTCGTCATGATCGGCTAGCATCTGCATAGTTGCCATGGCGATCACGCGGCCCTCCGCAGGCCGACATCTGCGATCGGGTCGAACCAGCCAGCCTCAGGGGCACGGTCCCACGCTGATATTGGCACCGTGCATCGGGTGAATGCATAGATCTGATAGGCAATCGGCGCATCTGGCGTCAGTTCGCCCGCCATCATACGGTCGATCGAAATTTCACCGATGCCGGTTTTACGCAGCAACTTGCAGAGCGTACCGTCTGGCTGCTTCATGATCCAGTTGGCGAGGCGGCGCGCCCCTTCGTTCGGAACACGAACGCGGAGATGCAGGCGAAGCTTAGTTCTCATCGATCACCTCCAGGAATGGACCGAGCGAGCGCGCGCATACTCACTGCGACGCGAATGACGTCGTCGAGTTCTCGCTCTAAGCGGCCTGCATCGTCACGACAGAACGTGCCGTCTGACAGGCCCGTGCAAACGGCTCGTGTTGTGTCATTGAATTCTGCCGACAGCGCGGACATCATAAAAAGAAGATCAGCGCTGGAGGGAGCTACGTCGGGCAATGGCACGAACACCCCGCCCATCGTCTTGCACAGCGCCTGCGTTACGTGCGGCCAACCGTCACGCGCGCGAGCGAGCGGCTCAAGATCCGCAACTACGTCGATAGGGACGAAGTAGTTCGGCTTACTCGGATTGTAGTAGTCGCTCAGGTTGGACGTGCCGACGCGGGCATAAGGCTGCGCGGCTTCCAAGCCACCACAGCCCTTAATCATCTCTTGGGTGGCTTTCTTAAGCGCGAGTTCCTCAGGCTTCATGCCGTCACCTTTGCGGAAACTTCGTTCGCATTGCCGCATGACAGCGCATCTTGCGGGCCGATAGATCGAAGCTCGACGCCATGTTCCGCTGCGATCAGGGCCACATCAACAGGGGGCATCTGATCTTGAGCTATACGCCGGAGGTGATTGAGGCGGGACGCCGTCAAGCGTCGGGTGCGCATGTTATGCACGGTCGAGACAGGAGCATGCATCAACTCGGCCACCTTGGCGGTGCCGCCGAGCGCATCGATCACAGCAGAAGCAAATTGGTCCATGCAGCGTCTGATGCTATAACGGTATGTTCAGATCAAGCGAAAAGATACCATAATAGTAATTGCCGTTATGGGATGGGTGCTGTTGATCGCACTATGGCATACGAAGACATTCAGGCTCGAATGAAGGAGGTCGGCTACCGACAGGTCGATCTCGCAAATCTGCTGGGCATCTGGCCTAACGCTGTCTCTAAAGCATTCGCAGGCCGGCGACGCTTCACGGCTCCCGAGATGGACATGATCCGCAATTGGCTAGGGGACTCCGCCCAGCCAGTAGGCATTGCCGTCGGCACCATTCCAGTCATCGCCAAGGTGACAGCAGGGAATTTCAGCGCGGCTTCTCAACAAGCGCTGGGAAGAATGCCGAAGCCGGATCCGTCGATCCCAGATCGAGCGCTAGCCTTAGACGTCGATGGCGACTCGATGGATAAGTATGTCCCAGACGGCGGGCGAATTATCTACGATCCCGAGGACCGCGCGCTCTGGCCGCGACGATTTTATGTCGTGCTTAATAGCGCCGGCGAGACGACGTTTAAGCGGTTCTTTGCTGATCCTGCCCGCCTTGAACCATGCTCGAACAATCTGAAACATCGCACGATCGAGCTGGGTGGCGACGAAACCTATACGATTGTCGGCCGGGTCATATGGCAGGCTTCAAGGATGCCGGACTAAGCGGCTCGCCGGCCGTTACGGAGCCATTCGTCGAAATCCATCCATTCGCCATGCGATTGAATGCCGCCCGGAACGGTGACGAAAAAGGTGCCGCGTTCGTCGTACGAGCCAAGGCCTTGTGCTTCTAGGTCGTCACGTACCTCCCGCCGAGTCGCCCGCCAGGGGCCGCAGGGACTGCCGAAACAGGTTGCCCGGTACCAATATGCGACGATTTTCGACATCCACCGACTCTCCCTACCCGTACTCATACTGGAACAAACACGGAACAGATTGCAACTCGATTTCGAAAGATACCATAGTGGTAAGTTTCCGCTTGACGGAAAACATACCAATATCGCATCTAGTTATCCCATAAGGGCAATCCGCCCGATGGGAGTTGCGAATGCGCCTCGACACCAAACCCGGGCAGGCTGCCGCGCCCTGCTCTTTCGACCAGTTCCTCAACGCGCTGAACAACCCGGCGCCAGTTCTCGCTGACCGATCCCGCACCGTTCGCTCGCGGGCGACGATCATACCGTTCGCGACTCTGGACAATGTCCCGGTCATCCGGCGCCGCCACTCCGCCATGATGGCGCCCGTCGAAAGTCCGTTCTGGATCGGCGTCGTCCGCTCGATGCGTGCGCGGCAGGATCGGATCGGCGTCGTTTGCCTGCTCGTCGCCATGACGCTGTTCATCATGATCGCTGGTCGGTTGGCCTGGGCGTATGCGGCAGGGGCACTTTGATGCCTTGGTACCACGCACGCACGATGACCTCCGAGTTTTGGTTTGGCCCGGCCGCTACCCGCGACGAGGCAATTGCAAAGGGTAAGCTGCGTCACGGATCGCGGTTTGCGGTCGCGGAAGGAAAGCCGTTCGAGAACGATCTCGATGTCTTCGAACCAAACATCGCGCCCGTCTTCGATCGCTTCGACTCGCTCAATGATCAAAACTTCGGGGAGAACGGTGAAGGCGGGCCGCTGCACTGGAACGATGACGCCTGCGCGGACCTGTCGCGGCGGTTAAACAGCGTCTTTGCCGAATGGGCGAAAGAGCACGGATACGAACGCGGCTATCAGCTTGATTTGGCTGACGGTGAGGAGGTCCGGCCGGTCCTGACCCTCCCACGTTCGGAAGGCTGCGCATGACCGCGCCATCCACCGCTACAATGGACCTGATCGCGCGTCAGTCGTCTGACGCGGAGGCTGGGTGATGAAGCGCACCTACACCGGCGTGAACGGTAGGAACGTCTCGATCGACTTGTCGAAAGTGAAAGCGCTGCTCGACGAAGGCGATGGCGAGGTCCACCTGTTTACGGCCTCAGACTGGTATCGGATCCGGGCAAAGTTCTCTGACATCGAGCGAGACTGGCTCGCGGCATGATCGAGCGCCCCCGCTTCATTCATGCCTATGACGAACTGGCAATCGTCGCGGAGCATGTTCGCGTGCAGCGCGCCGAAGGCGATCCTGCGCTTGTCGAGCAGGGGCGCATGACGGCCGAGGTCGCGGCAAGTCGGTTGCGCGTTGCAACGACGATCGCCACCGACTGGCAGCATTACGCCACGCTCCGGCTGCCCCCGATCGACACGACGACAAAGCTGGAGCGGATCGAAAGTCTTCAGGCTGCGCTGGCCGGCCACCGGCAACGGACCGATCGAGCGCAGCAGGCGATCATCAACGAGTACGGCGAGGGCTTCCTTGTGCGCTCGATGGCGGAGCTATGGGCACTGGTCGACTCGCATGATCCGTCGACCGCGCGAGTGCGGCCCTTCCTTCATCATGAGGGTTGCGCGGCCGCGCTCGAAGCGATGTTGTGGTGGGAACGGATGCCGCGCGATCGTGGCATTCGTTTCCTGACGCGCATGAACATGGATCTCCGCGCGATGGGGTATCTGCCGCAGGAGCGCGCGGCCGCGTGAAGCACGTTTCGATCCCCCTCCAGCGATCATCATCGCCGCCGGAACTGATCGAGTTGGCGAAGGCGCTTGCGCGTCTCGCAGTGAAGCGTGACATAGCAGCTGCTCGCAAGGACAGAATCGGTGCGAACCCTCCTCTACGCCCGCTATAGTAGCCAGCTACAGAACGCCCGGTCGATCGAGGATCAGATCTCGCTTCTCCGCGCCCGCGCCGATCGCGAGGGCTGGCCGATCGTCGACGTGTTCACAGATTATGCCATCAGCGGCGCTGCCGGCGTTGGTGCCGAACAGCGCCCAGGTCTGCATGCCATGCTTGCGCGCGCCGAGGCGGGCGGTATCGATCAGATCTTCACCGAGTCGACCGATCGCATAGCGCGGCATCAGGGCGACGCGTTCGGCGTTCGTGAACGGCTTCGCTTCGTCGGCTGTCGGCTGTTCACCTTGCTCGATGGTGAGGTCGACGAACTGACCGGCACCATCAAGAGCCTGATGGACTCGCGCATGCGCGAAGATCTCGCCGCGCGCGTCCGTCGCGGTCACCGCGGCGTCGCGACCAGTGGGCGGTCACCAAGTTCGGTGGCGTTCGGGTACCAGCGAACTCCGAAGCTGGACGATCGCGGCGAGCTTGTCCGTGGATTGCGCGAGATAGATGCCGACGAGGCCGCGATCGTGCGCCGCATATTCGAAGAATTCGCGGCGGGACGCAGCGCCATGGCCATATCGCAGGGACTGAACATCGACGGGGTGCTTCCACCGCGTCGGGGTTTCTGGCGGGCAGGAACCCTGCTTGGCAATGCAGCCCTCGGTACCGGTATTCTTCGGAACCGTTTGTACGTCGGCGAACTCGTGTACGGCCGAACGACCGGCGTTCAGTCGCCGACCACGCGCAAGCAGATCATACGCCCGGCCGCGGACCCGGTATCAATCGGCGCCGTGCCAGCGCTGCGAATCATCGACGATGCATTATGGAGCGCCGTTCAGCTGAGGCTGGAGCAGAATACCGGCGACCGGCCCGAGAAGCATCGCCGGCCCAAGCACGTCCTGTCAGGCTTAGGCTTCTGCGGCGTCTGTGGCGGAAACTGGATCATCACCGGGAACAACGGCAAGGCCGGCGCCCGGCGCTGGGGATGTGCGAGGGCGCATGAGAAAGCCTGCACCAATACGCGCCTGATCCTAGGTCACGTCTACGAAGCCCGCGTGCTGGCGGATCTTAAGGGTCAAATGCTTGCGCCCGATGTCGTGGCCGCATTCGTGCGAGAGTATCACCTCGAACATGCGCGCGAGAGCAAGAAGCTGGGTCGCGATCGTGATCGCGCCGAACGTCAGTTGGCCGAAGCCGGACGCAAGCTCGACAGGCTGGTCGCTGCCCTGAGCGACGGTGGATCCAGCTTTCCGCAGATCCGCGCTGCAATGACGGCCGCGCGCGACGATCACGACCGGATCAAGCGCGCTCTGGCGTCCATGGACGCGTTGCCGGTTCTCACGCTTCACCCCGGCCTTGCCGATAGCTACCGTCGCGAGATGGACGATCTCGAAAGATTGCTCATGGAACCCGACGCCCATCTGGAAGCAATTCCGCAGATCCGGAGCATGATCGACCGCATCGAACTGCTACCCAAGGCTGATAAGCTGCGCGGCGTCGATCTCACGGTCCATCGTCGAATCGACAAGGTACTCGCCATCGCCACGCGTCGGCACGCTTTGCCCTAGCACTAAGCTCGTACGGGTTATTTCAGGTCGATTGCTTCCATGCAAACCAACCGCTCAAAAGGGCGAACGGTGTAATATACCCTAAGCTGCGGGCGGCGAGGAACCCGGAAGCTTTCGTACACCCAGTGCTCTAGGAACGGAGCGTCGTCATTCCTGAATTTATAGCCGACAAGTTGCGGCTCTAACTGGAGGCGTTCGTAAACCCGCCTCAGCTCGTCACGCGCTACCGGATTGTTCGCTATCTTACTTAGATAGGCTTGTTCGGAAAGCTCGCTGACTCTCAGGGTCCAGATATCGGGGGGAGGAAGCTTCAAAGTTGTCCGCCATTTCCTCTGCCCACTCTATTGCATCACCGGATGGACGCATGTGAAGCTCCCATTCAGCCTTGATCGCATCAATGGGGATTGAACTATTCCTTACGCCCGATCGGTAATGGTCTTCCCATGCGCCACCAGGGCGATGGGTATACGCGATCAGTTCACCCGCTGACATATGTTGCATCATCGAATATGCGTCGGCAATAGCGTACGCTTCCGTCGTGCCCCACTCGTAAACGACAGCCGCCGGCACGTCGGGTACAATTGTGCCCCCAAAGCGCTTCAGCGAATGGTACAAATCAGGGACCACGGGGCCGTAGTCCCATGCCTGAAACTGATCACTAAACAGTGGACGGTCGGTACGACCGAGATGCAACATTTGGGCTACGTAGAGAACTTTTTGAATCTCTAAGTTTGATAGCGTCCAGCCGCTTTCTACGCCGAGCGACCGGGCAGCAACGAAAGCTGACATATTTTGGCTCCAAGGCTTCGTGAGACGATAACAGGTGCGGTCCGCCATGTCGAACGAATCAGCAACGGCCGTAGCTTATTATGAGTTAGTCAAGGGTGAACGCCGAGTTGTGGTAACGCATAACTCGTTGAGGCGCACATGAAGCAGCTCGTCGTCCGCACCGCGGTCGGGGCGGCGATGCCGCTCGCGGGGACCGGGTGCGCGATCTCGACCGCGGTGCTCGAAACCGTGGCGCATGCGCGCGGCGGCGATCCGTTCGACGCCACCAGCCTGACCGAAGACTATGAACTCGGGCTGCGAATCGCCGAGCTTGGCGGTCGCGGTCGTCTTGCGTGGATCGGCGACGGGACCAGCGCCGGGATCGGCGGTCAGATCACCATCCGTGCATTCTTCCCGTCGACGCTCGACACGGCGATGCGGCAGAAGGCACGCTGGATGACCGGAATCGCGCTGGCGGGATGGGACCGCACGGGCTGGGCGCGGCCGCTGGCCTTTACCGATCACTGGATGCGGATGCGCGACCGGCGTGCGCCCTTCGGCATACTGGTGCTCGCGACGGCGTATTTTGCGCTGCTGGCCTGGGGGCTTGCACTGCTGCTGCGCTGGCAAATGCCCGAGGCGCGCAGCGCAATCCAGACGCCCGCCTCATGGCTGCTGATCGTCAACACCGCGTTGCTCGTCTGGCGGCTGGGCGGACGGATGTTCTTCACCGCGCGCGGCTATGGTCTGCGCGAGGCGTGCTGGTCGATACCCCGCTTCGTCGTGGGCAATTATATCGGGCTGATCGCCGCGCCGCGCGCGCTGATCCGGTACGTTGCCATCCTTCGCGGCGCGCCTCCGATATGGGACAAGACGCGGCATGAATTCCCCGATCCCGGTTCGCTTGCCCGGGCATGAAGGGCGGACGCCCGTTCCGGTTCCTCGTCGTCGCACTCGGAACATGGGCGGGGATACGCGCTGCGATCCTGCTGCCCGGCATCGCGCCCGGCCCCGCCATCGTCCGCCTTTTCGCGCCGCAGCCCGCCAGCGCAGTCCCGCGATCGGCGCGTGATGACGGACCAGCCGGACAGCCGGCGCGCCGCGCGTCTGCGGTCTCGATCGTGCGCGTCGCTGGTCTGCGCCGGGAGTCTCCGCCCGCGCAGTCGCGAGTCGTGATCGAGCGTCGTCCCGCGGTTGCCGCCGCGACTCCGCCCTTATCCGGCGCGCCTCGACCGGCTCCCGTGCAGACGGATCCGATGCCGCGCGTGTTTCCCGCGGTGCGGCCCGTTTCGTCCAAGCGAAGCCGGGTCGCTGCGAGCGCATGGCTGCTCGCGAGAGGCGGTCCTGCCGGGACGCTGTCGGGCGGTCAGCTCGGCGCGTCGCAAGCCGGTCTGCGAATTACCTACGCGCTGGGCGAGGCGCGCAAGGTCTCGCTCGCCGCGCGTCTCGCCGCGCCACTTGAAGGGCGTGGACGCGAAGCGGCGGTCGGGCTGGAATGGCAACCCACGCGCTTGCCCGTCCGGTTCGTCGCCGAACAGCGCTTCGTGCTCGATGGCGGTCGTGGCGGCCCGACGCTCGGGGTGATTGCGGGCTATGGGCCG